CATGGACTTGTCTTATACATTTGAAATCCAATCCTTCAGAACCGGCCTTTGATATAATAATAACTTTTACTTTCTCACCTTCTTTGTTGCTTGGATTTGTTGCATAATTGATATCGGTGGCATTATTCGGTGAGTATGCTTTGTTACCAGTTATCATAATGTATTTGGCACCCGAAAAACTGGAGCCAGTATATTGTGATTTGGGTTTCATAGTAAGTGCATCAAGTTGTTCAGTAGGTGGTGTTTTAAATAAAGATTTTGCGTATGATTCAGAACTATATCTATAAATACCCATTTCTTCTAATGCAAGAGCCAATGGAACAATTGAGCCCTCAATGTATTGCGAATAGATGAGAACAATACCTTTTGATTTTTTAATACATTCACATATTTTGGCAATTTTATTACTGTATTTACCGATATTGTCGGGGTGGAAAATTCGCCCATGCATTGGATTATTTAATATAGCAGGTTTGTATTCATAATCGTATACATTAGGATAGGGAGATTTTTGGTATGTAAACGACATAGTATTAGATAGTCCTTTTTTACCTATATAGTTATTAACAATTTCTTCGTTCTTCTGGTCTTCAAATTCATCCCCAGCATCAGCATCAGCACTAGCACTAGTATCAGCAACGTCTCCATTTTTATCCAATTCTGGATTAGGAAATACAATATCTAATGCTTCTAATGGTTTCAACAAATAGGTGTAACCGAACGAATCCATGTTCTCAAAACTAGGAAGCTCACGCTCTTCGCCAAATTTATTAACCATTTTATAAGATTTATTTCTCATATGCTTCATCAAGAAATCATAACCCTTGGCCTGATATTCACCTATGGACGTAACAAACACAGGAATGTTCTCTAGTGGCTCATCTATTTCACGATTATTCATTTGCATAGAAGGATAATTATCAACAATAGATTCTAATGAATTATCTGGTGAGAAAACGTCGGGATAAATACGGTATGGAAACGTATAAGGATTTTCACCACGTACGTAAGAAACATAACCCGTTAATTTACGTATTAAAAGCTCTTTACCACCTTCAGAATTTTTGGTATTCTTTTTCTCTTTAAAATTACCATCTTTATCAAAGACATCGCTTTCTCGGATTATGCTATTTTTATCCACAGTATTTATTAAATTTGTTAACCATATGATTTCTTTATGGCTATTATACATTGGAGTCGCAGATAACATTAATAATCTTAAATTACTGGAGTGTTTTGCAACTTCCATAAGCAAACTAGCGGTTTTACTTTGTTCTTGATTATCATCAGAAATACGAATATTATGAACCTCGTCAATAATAATAAGACGATTATCAAAATATTTCTTGATTTTCTTTATTTTTAATTCTCTAATCTCAGACATTTTAAATCTACCGCCTTCGGGTAACTGCATAACACGTTTAATGTAATTAGCCAATTCACCATACCCCATGAAACGATAATGTTTATGGATAATACTGTTTATTTCTAAAATGATTCTGTCTTTTGGCACACCAATAATATTTGTAGGATTTACTTCTTTTAATAGAGCCTCGCCAATGCATGTATTTAACTTCCATAGTCCATTTTCTATTTTTAATTTACGTTCATCAAAGAGTTGAAGTTTGTAGTTTTCTTGAACATTGGGACTAGCAATTACTAAAATTGGTTGCGTTATTCCAACTTGCTGCATATATGCTCTCATCTCTTCAGCAATTCCAATAGAACTACACGTTTTGCCTGTACCTAAACCATGGTAAAGTAGTAAACAATTGTAAGGTGTCTGCATAGACAGAAAGTTTTTAACAAAAAGTTGGTGCGGTGTAAGTTCAAATTCAGTATTGCATAGTTTTTTAGCATGCTCTTCGATGTCATATGTGGCGCCATCATATTTAGTTTCATTGAATTCTTTATGCTTGGCAATTTTTATATTAAAATCGGGGTCATTTATTTCAGGATAGAGAAATTGGAAGCTCTCGTCATTTTTGAGATTTTCCGATTCACGTATTTCTTTGTTTAATAAAAAACTATTGTATTCGGAAGGTTCTGATGGTGGCTCAATTTGTTCTTGTTCGGTTTCTAACTCATTCTTAGTAATGTTTTCAATATCGGGCACACCAATAATTGGTACACTATCTACAATGGTGTCTTCATCCTCAAAAACTTTTCTAGTTTCTTCTGTGCCTTCGGGAATAGGCTCTACTACAGGCTCTTGTGTAATTACTGGCTCTTGTGTAATTACTGACTGTTGTGTAATTACTGGTTTTTCTACTTCTTTTTGTGGTTCAGGTTCTTTAATAGATACGGCAGCATAAGGATTTTGTTTATCCTTGAAATAGTTTTCTAAACATAAAATAACCTTTACAAAATCCTTCTGGTGTGGAATTCCATGTTTTTTAGTATTGTCAAGTGCTGATAATGGAAGGTCCATTAAAGCGGCCAATATTTTTTTAAGAGTATTTTTACTATCGTCTTTACTTGCAGCTGGTATTTTGCTTAACTCGTCAAAACGTTCTTGTTGGTCGGGTGTATGTTGATAATCTGCAGTACATCCAGTTTTTTTTAACAATTCTTCTATGTATTTACCAGTATTATCACGATTTAGTACAATTTTTCCTTTTTTCATTACAATGTTTTCATCTATTGGATTAGGTTTATCATCAAAAATAGCGTCTAAAATTTTATTGGTTTTACTTATTCCTTCAACTGGATGAATTCCAATAACAGATGTGATTGCCTTAGTTGTTTCATTAACAACATTCCCTATAGCCGAAATTTGTGATTGCATAGGAGCCTTTTTACTTACATTCTTAGGGGATTTCTCTTTCTTCTTTGTTTCTGTATTTTTTGGCATATATTTATGGTACTTAAATTATACGTATATATTTATTCGTATAATTTAACAAAATCCAGAAGTAAACCTTATTAATAGTAGAATAAACGGAATGTTTTTATTGTATTATTAATATTGGTTAATAGTTTCTTTTTTTCTAAATTATAATCACGAATACATAGAATGCATTCATCATATGTTTTCCATTCCATTTTGCTAACTTCAGTTGGTTCAAAGTTGTTGGTATGCATTGTGTTATCAGAGTTCATAAATGTTAAATAATATTTATGTTTATAGGATTTGTAGTTGGAGCCAGTAAAAATCTCTTCAAAAGGTAAAACATTTTTAATATTATTTATATATTTAATATCATACCCTGTTTCTTCAGAAAACTCACGCAATGCACAATCAAAATCACTTTCCTGATAATTACGGCGCCCTTTTGGAAATCCCCACTCGGGCTCTGACCATATCTCATTCTCGGAACTATTACTCTCTTCAATTAAATCTTTTAATGTAAACAGTTCATTTTTGAATAATATCCCCTCTACCAATGAGTTGTATTTTTCACGTGATACGTTTTCTTCAGATTTATACTGGTTAGAAATATTATGATTCCCCCATATTCGCTTCCACAATAAATCAAAGTCACCTAATTCCAATAAAGATTTTTCGTCCACTGTCATTTGTTTCAACATATTAATAATATAATCTTTATTGAAAACCGAATATTTACCACGCATAAAATCAATATAACCTAGAGTATCTTTGCGACGTATCATAAGATATTGTAATTGATTTTCATAAATACGGAATGCTATGATACCAAAACTCGTAATAGGTAATTTGCATTGATGATACAAATGTCCTGTTTTTCCACAATTGTTGCAATAATTATTCATATGTAATAAGATTATCCTCCTTAATAATCTTCCATAATCTTTATATAATTATATTTTGAATATATTAGGATGCAGTTTGACCCGAATATATGGGGACCACATTATTGGTTTTTCCTGCACACAGTAGCAGAATCCTATCCTATGACACCCAATGATGTCACGAAACGTAAATATTATGATTTGATTACAAATATGCCTCTTTTTATACCAGACCCAGATATTGGTGATAAATTTAGTAGAATGATTGATAGATATCCTGTTACACCCTATTTAGATAATAGAGATTCCTTTGTAAGATGGGTTCATTTCATGCATAATAAAATTAACGTGCAACTAGGTAAGGAAGAATTGTCTTTACCTATGGCTTTAGAAAAATATCGTGCAGAATATAAACCCAAACCATTTGTGTTTTCTGAAAGAGTGAATATGAGAAAGCATTACATTCATGCAGTATTGATATTGACTTTATTATTTTTGATTTATGTATACTCGTAAAGACCCTCCTTATTTTCTCTTAATATAATAAACTAATAACTTATGCGTGTAGAAATTCTTATATTTATAATAGCAGGATTAATCATTGCAAATATTTATACAGAAGGTAAGGTTTTAAAAAAACTATTATCCTTTAAGAAGTATTATCAAATGATTGGTGTAGCATTCGGTGCATTTATGTTATATATACTATTAAAACGTAATCCATTGAGAGCGCAACAAGTGATTGCCTCAACGAACGATTACATAAAATATTTACCAATAGATAAAAATACGACCAATATGATATCACCTATTTTAGATTTCACATCTGGACAAGATTTCAGTAGTGATGCGCAAAATGGTCGTGATGCATATAATTATCCCGTTATACCAATGCCCAATCAAAATCACACAGTATCTGAAAACCGCATGTTACAATCAGGAAAGAAAGCAACAAAGCGTTCTGTGAGTGAAACAAAGAAGAAATATGTGGCGTCTAATCAAGACTGGAAATGTGGGGATTGTGGATGTAAATTACCGGCATGGTTTGAGGTAGACCACAAAGTCCGTTTAGAATATGGTGGAAGTAATCATGTAGATAATTTAGTAGCTCTATGTAGAGATTGTCATGGTAAAAAAACCGCTATAGAAAACCTGTAATGTTCGTGTTTAGTAGTAAATAGTAAACATGAATAATATTTTTTATTAACATATATTAGTATAAACATAATGTTAGAATCATTAAAACCAGACTCGGATACTATAAATGGAATTATAAAGCCGATAGCA